GACCAATACCTAATGGGTCTCCTCTATCTTTGATGACACCAAGCCACCAAATAAACCGATTCAATCCTGCAAAATTAGTGGTAACCTTAGACATTACATATTTCCTTTAACTGCATTTGTCCAACCTGTGGAATTGTTATTGACGGAAGCATAAGGTTGTAATGTACTTTCTTTACATAATTCCAATACAGTCCTATATTGAAAAGAAGTCAACAAATGTCTTACAGCTGTGACCAAATAGTTACCTGAATAAAATTTATCAGAATCTTTAAACATTGGATCTGGATTCTTAGAAGTCAAATTAAAATTAATAACAATGCCAGCAGTTAAAGCTGGATCTCCTGGAACAGAAATCTTTACTCTAGTATAGTTAGCTAGAGGTATTTGTGCTGTTCTGTTTGGTATGTAGGTCTCTGAAAAAACATCATGTGCAACAGAACCCGGTAAGCTAGCAACAAGAGGAGAATCATTTTGGTCTGAATTAGAAAAAACCATTTTGAAGGATGCTTCCGGTGTTTCAAATAACTTATCACCAAAACGATTTTCGTAGTTGTTTATGATTGGATAATAGTTTAAATGTGAAGCTTTTTGTGTATATTCATTATAGTTAAAATCTGTTTTTTTGTATCTTCTCAATAATACATCAAGTGATAACAACCGATTAGAAAAAACACCTTGGTTGATTGCACCTAGTGTATCAAAAGAATCCATTATCTCATACGATAAAGCATTTGACAAATTATAAGCCATATCAGTAACTTTTAAATTCTTTGGATTATAAAAATACTGCCTCAATGGACTCTGAGAATATAAAGATTGTAAAGACCTAAAATTATAACCAAATTTATTTTCATAGAACACCATATCAGAACCAATCATGCTCCAAGAACCAAAATCATTTTCACCAGGTCTAGCATAAGATGAAAACCAATTGATTGCATCAAATGGTTTTAGATACGGAACAATGAAATCATAGACGCCATATGTCTTATCAATTCTTGATATTTTCTTTGCAGGAACTTTTAAATAGGTGTTTAGAATGTCATTGATATTTGTCGTTATATCTGAACCTTTGTAAGATTTACTTATTTTGTATTGTTCAGATAAAAGTAATTCTTCGGAACAAAAGTAAATTGAATATGTTTCTGTATTGCCGTCATTCTGAGGTATTCTCCTTGTTATGTTGAACACACGGAAAGTTTTATCTATGATGTTTGTAGTCGTATCACCTTTACCAAACGATATACGAATAAATTCATTACCATTTAACATCAAAGAGTTAATAAAACCTTGGGAATCGCCTACCATCAAATAACCTGACGCAGTATTATTAAAAACATCTTCATTGTATGATAATTCAATGAGAATCGACCTAACATCCATATTGATAGTGGATGTGAATAGTGTTAAATTTATTAATGTATAATCATTAGGGTATATTATACCCGGCGCATTTAACGATGTATCTGCCATATTATAATTTCATTAAGTTATAAAATTGTAATTCAAAACTAGAAACATAAGATGAGTTTACCAAATTAATTGTTCTGCGTGATTCGTTTACTTCAATCTCATAATCATATGTTGTTTGTGTTGATTTGGTTATGTCCTCAACAACTTGAGCACCGGTTGGGAAATTTCTGGTTTTACTTGATTCAACTGTATTGTTATAACCACTTAAACTCAAATAATAGTCTGTGCTTGTAATTGTTGATGTTGTACTATCAATTGTCGTTACTGTTTTTACATAATTTTTTATTGTTGATTGCGTATAACTAATAACTTGTCCTGGTGTTATTGTATTAACAGAGATTGATAAATTGTTAGCTGCATCACTTTTATATTTGTCAACAACAAAATCAGTAAATAGATTCGAATTCATTGGCCAATTCCATTGTGGGTCAATAAGTTGATTTGCAAACAATACAATCCAATAACGATAAGGATCACCATAGTATTTTGAAGCAATTATCTCAGGTGTATCTTCGTTTTTTATATCGTAAGAATAAAACAACAAAGGATTATTCAATAAACTTGGAATTATTTCAGCTCTCACCATCAGATTGGTTAAAACAATTGCATTGCCAATATAGTCAATGGTAGCTATTTTAGGTAAAGTATTAAAGTAATTCATTATCTTAATCCGCTTGTTCGAGAATTGAAACCGGCTTGTAGTCTTGCTTTATCAACAATCTCAACTTCATGGAAACTTAATGTTAACTGTGTTTGTATTGGAGCACCATCAGTGTGTGCTGCAAAACCATTAGGTGCATAATCAACAGAAATATCTTCTAAAACACAATCAGTGTATCTTGGAAGATGTTTATTTTCATTTCCATCATAATAAAACTTAACTTCAAATAGTGCTGGAGGTGTTAAAAACATAGATGCATTTGGTGATTGGCCTGGTGTTTGTAGTGTTGGTGCTGCATAATATTTAAATTGATATATAATGTTTTCAACCGCTGCAGCTTCTTGTTTTGATTTTGGTGTGAACACAAAATTTAAAGTAAATGTTCTAAAACTTGCACCTTGATAAATCATTTGTAATTGTGGATTTGAAGTGTATCCTTGTGTTTGCAATATACCCGCAGATAGATTTTCACCAGCTCCAAACATTCTAGCAAAAGAATCAATAACATATTTCACTGTCTGTGGATTAGATCCAATAGCATTAAGTGCGCCTTCTTCACTACCTAAACCTTCAAGACCTGATCCTGCAATTGATCCTATAGCTCTAATTTTTTGTAGTTGCTGACCTAATTCATCTCTCATACTAATCGAAGCGTAATCTGCATGATATGTTGCTTGCAGAGTATCTGGCATATAAAGTGAAATATAAGATTTTATTTGAGCGCCCGGCCTATTCTTTTTAATATCCACAAATTGATTAATGTCATCTACCACACCTTTAACTTCTCCACCTAAAGATTTTGAATTTCTATTGATTTCTTCAGTCTTCGCCGCAGCCGCAGCATCCATGGCGGCTGTATCAATATCAACTTTATCGCCAACATAAGATACTGTATTATTAACTCCCTGTGATGCTATATCTTTTGCTAGAGTGCCACCTTTGGAAAAAACTGAACCCAATCTACCGACAAATTTGCCAGCATCCGAATCACTAGTAAAAAAGGCTTGCGGTGTAATTTCCTTAGCTAAAAATGTCACATAATGTTTTTTACTATCATCTGTGCCCAATTCTAGAGGATAACTAAATCTAGACATACCTTTTGTTGCTTGTGAAAGGTCAGCTAGAGGCCCTTTAACCGCAGAGTCTGAGTCTGTTGGTGTTGCAACGATTGCAACGCTTGAAATTTCTATAGATGCTGCCATTTATTTTCCAGAAAAGAATATACATACTATTTATGGCATACTCAGGCAAATTTATTCCCAAATATCCACAGAAATATGTGGGCGACCACACTAACATTATTTATCGCTCTTCCTGGGAGTGTAAGGTGATGTATTGGTTGGATTCTAATCCAAATATCATTTCATGGGCTTCGGAAGAACTTATAATCCCTTATATATCACCCGTAGATGGCAAAAGACACAGATATTTTCCAGATTTCATAGTTAAATCAAAGACAAAAGACAATAAATTGAAGACAACTATCATTGAAGTTAAACCAAAAAAGCAATCTGTAGAACCTGAAAAGAAGAAAAAAGTAACAAGGCAATATATCCAAGAAGTTACCACATGGGGTATCAATCAGGCAAAATGGAAAGCCGCAACAGAATATGCATTAGACCGAGGTTGGGAGTTCATGGTGATAACGGAAGACCATCTAGGACTCTAACTAAATAGTACATGGAATCTAAATTAACAACATTAGCTGAAGAAAAGAAACAGGCAGGCCTTAAAACCATGTCGAGGGATTCTATCGCCTGGTTAAGAGAAAAGATTGTTGAGATAAAAAGACCCGATAAAATATCTGCAACCATTAGAGGTGAGACTTTTAGGAAAACTAATCAATTCAAGATAGGAATGATGTATTGTTTCTTCTATGATCCTAAGACTAAAGCAGATTTACCTTATTGGGATAAATTTCCAGTAATTTTGGTATTGGAAAAATACAATGATGGCTTTCTAGGTTTGAATCTGCATTATTTGCCGATAAAATATAGAATGGCATTTTTGGCTAAATTGATGAAGTTTGCACAGCTGACACCAGAAGATGATATTAAGCGTATGCGTATTTCCTATGAGATACTAAACTCAGCCAAGAGGTATGCTGAGTTCAAACCAATGTTGAAAAGATACCTATTTGGCCAACTTAGGTCGAAATTATTGATGATCCAACCAAATGAGTGGGATGTGGCATCAATGTTACCTCTACAACAATTCAGGGGTGCTAGAACATCCACAGTATGGAAAGATTCTATGCAACATTACAAAGACCATATGGCAAACTTTAACCAGGAAGAAGAATAAAATGGGATCAATAACCGACTTTATAACCGGAATTAAAGGAGAAGTTGCAAGGCCTAAATTGTTTGAGGTAACTATTACTTTTCCTTCAAAATTTCGGGCTGATTTATCAAATACATTTCCATATTTATCATCTGTGGAAAATAGCCTTAAACTAAAATGTGAATCTACAAACATACCAGGAAGAACATTTGCTACAACAGAACAGAAATTTGGATCAAACCCAGCGGAAAAACATGCATATCATACAACATATAATGATATTGACTTGACTTTTATTGTTACCGAAGAAGATACCAACGGCCGCGGACTTAAAGAAAAACGAGTATTTGACAAATGGATGGATTATATCAATCCAATAGGGTCTTATGATTTTCGGTATAAAGAAGATTATGTGGGGCAAATATTTATTTATCAACTTGATGGTTCAGGTAAAAAAATTTTTACTTCCGCTCTACTTGAAGCTTTTCCAATTTCGGTTAACCAATTAGATTTAGATTGGTCAAGTGATGGTTATCACAAATTAAATGTAACTTTTGCTTATACACGTTGGACAACTAGTTAACTTATATAATTACTTAATGAAAAGGAAATAAACTATGGCTTTACCAAAAATAGATTCACCAATCTTTGAATTGACTTTACCACTCAGCAAAAAATTAGTACGCTTCCGTCCTTTCTTAGTGAAAGAACAGAGGAACCTAATGATGGCTATGGAGGCAGATGAAAGAGAAACAATTGAAAAGAACATCAAGCAAGTTCTCCACAATTGTACCTTGACAGAGAATATTGATATTGATAATCTGCCTATCATCGATATTGAATACTACTTTATCCAACTGCGAGCAAGATCCGTCGGTGAAGTAGTAGAAAACAAATACCGTTGTGAGAACAGAGTAGAAGATAAATCTTGCGGTAATCTAATGGAAGTTAATATAAACTTATTGGATATTAAGATTACTGAATCAAAAGAAAGTAATTCTGAAGTCCAACTTACGGATAAGATTATGATTAAATTGGGTTATCCAAAGTTTTCTGCACTCGATTCTGTAAAAGATTCAAAAAGTTCTACAGATATAGCTTTTGAAATGATTGTGAATAGTGTTGAACATATTTTTGATGGTGAACAATTCTATTATGCAAATGAAACAACAAAAGAAGAACTGATTGAATTTATTGAATCTTTGAATCAAGAACAGTTCTCCAGAATTGAAGATTTCTTTGATAATCTTCCTGTATTGAATAAGCGAATTGAAATGGATTGTAAGAAATGTGGTTTCCATCATACTATCGATGTGGAGGGCCTTGAAAATTTTTTCGGGTAGTGATGCGGCATGATAATCTGAGAAATTATTATACAACTAATTTCGCATTGATGCAGCATCACAAATATAGCCTGACTGAATTAGAAACCATGTTACCTTGGGAAAGGGACATTTATATTAGTTTGCTTACACAATATATTCAAGAAGAAAATGAAAAGATAAAACAACAAAACGCAACTAAGAGATAAAAATGGAACAAAAAGTTTTCGACAGTATGCTCAAGTCAGGTGAATTTGAGCAGATGTTTAATGAAAATAAAATCAACGAGTTGTTGAGTGTTGGAAATTTGTCTAAAAAACAGGTAGACCAGTTGATTGAACTCGGTAAAAAATTATCCAAAAATGAATTAAAGAAAAGGCAATTGGAATTATCCAAGCAACCTGGTTATAAAGAACATATACTAGTTCCGTTAATTCAAAAAATTCTTGCCGAACAAGGACGTATCCGCGATCCTAAGACGGGCCGTTATGTAAAAAAGACACAACAATCATCCGAAGAAATGGATCAAGAGGATGAGTATCTTGAAGATTCAGGAGATGAACAAGACACACCTGAAGACAGTGAAAAACCAAAAACAGGCAGATTGTCTGAAAAAATCAAGAAAATAGCTGGTAAGTTTGTTCCTAAGAAAATGAAGGACATGTTCTCAGGTCCTAAATCAAATACGGCTCAAGCAATAACTTCCAAAGTTAACACAGAATTATACACCAAAGTTGGTACCTCTGAAAGGCCTAGACTGCGTAAACGTGACAATGCAGCAACAGTGGCCGCTAAACTTTATTCTATTTTAAGAAATGATATAGAAGAAAAGAAATTAACCAAAGAGTTAAAAAACAATTTTCGTGAGGGTCGAATAGATAATGAAAAGAGAAGACATGATGAGATAATGGAGGCACTGGGTTACACTGGTGCAGGTCAATCTGGAGGAACAGGTAAAAGTGATGAAGAGATTGCTTCCAGTGGTGCAACAGCTCTACTATCTGTATTAGGTTTAGGTGCGGTTGGTGCCGGCATAGCCGCAATGAGTGGGTTGGGTGGATCAACACCACCATCAGCACCATCACCAGCAGCTGCTGGTGCACCAGCTGCATCACCAGCACCAGCAGCACCAGCTGCTGGTGCACCAGCTGCATCACCAGCACCAGCAGCACCAGCAGCTGCTGCATCAGGTTCTTCGGCGGGATCTGGTTTTACTACTTCTGGCGTCACCCGATGGTCATTTGTGCAAGCTGGCGCGGACCCCTCTACATACACATTTTCCGGAAATTCTGGCCAAAATAAAACCAACCTTGGTGGAGAAACTATACCTGAACAAAAAAATGCACCAGCACTTGACATGAGTAAGAAAAAAGATGGTGCATTGCCTGATTTGGTGCTTGTATTTGATAATCAATCCGGAAGTCAAAGGTTGGTTTCTGAAGCCGACATAAAAAAAGGGAAAGGCCGATACCTTAGAGTGGAACCTACAGCTACAGCTAGAGCTGCAGCTGCAGTTAAATCTGAGACACGCCAAAAAACCAAATCCGAAAAAGAACTAGAGGACAT